CTGATTGGAAAGCAGCGCAGGAGCCTGTGGCGTGGGCAGTGCAAGCGGTAGAAGAGGGGTTGCAAGCTGCAATTGCGACGGAGCGTGAGGCTTGCGCCAAGGTCTGTGATGAAGTTGGAGAACACCCGTCGCTGACACCACGTCATTGCGCCGAAGGTATCCGAGCAAGGGGGAACACATGATTGAAGTCCACAACATCAACGGCAGACTAACGACACGCAAAGTTTGGTACACGACCGATGACTATGGGACGCTATGTCGGTTTGTGGAAACCGAAACAGGCGTTAGGTTTTGGTGGGACGCCATCCACGAAACAGCGGTAATGAAGATTCTTGGATATACACAGTGGGGGAACACATGAAAGACGTTTGCGAAAAACACCACTGGAAGATGTGGATACCAAACGGAATTTACAAATGCACAGCCTGTAGTTTGTTTAAACTTAAACTCAAGGAGAACACATGACCGAGATTGAAGCCCTTATTGCTATTGCAACCGACACTTTTGTATGCGGGGACATAAGCTCTGCGGAACCCAATCCGTACTTTGCCAAATCCCCGTACACCCCGTTTGCAATGAACGACAAATACCCTGAAGGCGTACACGGCATCTACAACGCACAGGGTATCAACTGCCTACGCTTTCGGGACAAGCCCGGATCGGTATTTACAACCAAAGAAAACGCCATAGCATTGGCAGAAAGCTGGAACACATGAGAGCAAGAAACTGGGCAGAGGAAAGACGTGCGCGGGAACTGCGCAAGTTACTTAACGAAGTTGACCCACCGAAACGGGTACTCAGGGAGTTGTCATACTTGATATTAGACCCTATGGCTAAGCCGCGCACGTTCAACCACGTCACGGATGGGCAGGGGTACGTTCCAGAGAAGCCTGTTGCAACGCGACCCGGTGCAGACAACAATCAACGATACAAGAGCAGGGGGTTTTAGATGATGCCCAACGAACGAAAGCTACATTACGTCGGTGGTGTCTACACTGATAAATTAACGGGAGCGACCTACTCCGCCCTTTCTTGGGGTGCTGGCTTTGAGCATGGCTTGCGCCGCTTGGAGCTTATTGCTGACGACCACAGCTACACCTTCAAGACTACGGAGCAACGCTTTGACTTCAACAACAAAAAACCTTACGGGCCTAAATAACCATGAACGACGACATACCAAACTTTGCCGCGTGGAACAACGAGAACTTGGCCAAGTTTGCCAAGGAGTCATACGCCCGTATGCAGGAACAGCAAGAGACCATTGAGCAAGCCCAACGCGACCTCAAGGACGCACTGGCCGAGGTACGCCGACTATTTTGGGAGAGTAGTAAGTGACCAACCTCATACGCCTACCTCCTACCACCACAATGACGGCCCAACAGGCGCTTGAGTCTGCGCTTGTTGACGCGGAAGCTAAGCATCTTAAAGACGTACTGATCTGCGGATACGACGAAGATGGTAGCTTGTACATAAGGTCTAGCCGACTGACTTGTGCGGAGGCATTTTTTATGGCGAGCAAGGCCGCGCTATGGGCACAGAACGGAGGCACAGATGACCACAGGAATTGAAGAATTGAAGTTACCTAAAAAACGCACGACACGAGGCCCCGGTAAGAAGCCTACGTTAGTCGGCACGAGCTTGCGTCTACCGAAGGAGGTGATGGCGTACTTTGACGCCAACTTTGCGTATACAAAGCAAGCCAAGATGAGAGAAATTCTTACTGCGTACGTTAACAATCAACAAGGAAAATGAGATGACACTCCATAAAAATCCAAACACAGCAGCCAGCAGAATCCGTGCTTACATGCGCGACAACCCCAAAGCCTCGCCTAAAGACATTGTGAAAGCACTAGGCGTCAAGCGTGAGAACGTGTACGGTGTAAAAAACTACGACAAGCTGCGGGCAAAACGATTGAGGCTTGCAAGGAAAACGACAAAGCCAGTAGACACCCTGCCGATTACCATGCACGACCCAGTGAACCATCCCGAGCACTACAAGGTAGGGGGCATTGAGACCATTGACTTCATTGAGGCTAAACAACTTAGCTACAACCTTGGGAACGTGGTCAAATACCTCACTCGTGCAGATCACAAAGGCAACCGACTGCAGGACTTACAGAAGGCGCAGTGGTACTTGGAGCGCGAGATAAAAAACATTCAAGGGTAAACACCAACCCGCTTCGGCGGGTTTTTTTACGTCTGTACTTGTACAAAGTCAAATGCTGTGCTACATTAGGCTCCATAAACAACTGGAGCGTTAGATGGCAACAACCCCCGAGGGTAAAGTTAAAGACCTAATCAAGGCCATCCTCAAGACCAAGGGCATCTACTACGCCATGCCTATCGGCACTGGCTACGGTAACTCAGGCGTCCCCGACTTCCTATGCTGTGTCAACGGCAGGTTCGTTGGTATTGAGGCCAAAGCAAACGGCGGCAAGACCACTGCGTTGCAAGACAAAAACCTGCGGGAAATTCAGCAATCAGGTGGCGTTAGCTTCATCATAGATGAGCACAATGTCGCTGCACTCCCCGGATTTTTAGCACTCATCACCAAGGAGAAATGAAATGGCAAACTACTCATCAGGCATCACCGCAGTCCTTGCACGCATGGACACCAACCCAGCGGAGTTTTTTGGAGACGCACCCAAGTGGCGTTTCATCTTCAAGGAGAACTTCCGCGAAGTGCTCACCGAACCAGAGAAGGGCGCACTGCACGAGAAGCTCAAAGAGGTACGCCGACAGGAGTTCGACCACATGGTTATGCGTACGCTGCTAGACGACGAGATGCAAGGCAATTGGGGTACATCAATTGCGGGGGTAACAGGGGCGTTGCACCAAGGGCAAAAACAACTACAAAACCAAAGCGCACTGCAAAACAGTTCCGGTGGCGTCCTAGCGTCCCTAGGGTCTTCTTTCAAATGAACATCCTTACCCTAGACTTTGAGACCTACTACTCGCAGGAGTTCAGTCTCACAAAGGTTACCAACGAAGAGTACGTACGCTCACCTGAGTTCGAGGTCATCGGTGTGTCAGTGCAGGTGAATGATGGTGAGCCTGAGTGGTTCAGCGGGACTATGGCCGAGACGGCTGCGTTTCTGACTACCTTTGATTGGGCGAACTCCCTAGCCCTTGCGCACAACGCTGCGTTCGATGCGTCAATCCTGACGTGGGTATTCGGTATCAAACCCAAGGGCTGGCTGGATACGTTGTCGATGGGCAGGGCACTGCACGGCACTGAGGTAGGTGGTAGCTTGGCTGTACTTGCAAAGCACTACGGTGTTGGTACAAAAGGCGATGAGGTCATCATGGCCAAGGGACTGCACCGCACGGACTTTCCCGCCGACCAGCTTGCAAGATACGGTCAGTACTGCTGCAACGACACCGCCATGACCTACGCACTGTTCCAGAAAATGGTAGTAGATTTCCCGCCGAGTGAGCTGCGGCTGATTGACCTGACCATACGCATGTTCTCCGAGCCAAGGCTGTGGCTTGACGCTGGAGTTCTGGAGTCGCACCTGACCGCAGTGAGGTTCACGAAGCAAGAGCTGATGAACAAGATGCTGATTGAGAAAGATCAGTTGATGAGCAACAACCAGCTTGCGAAGGTGCTTGGGGACTTGGGCGTAGACGTGCCCATGAAGAGAAGCCCCGCCACGGGCAAACTGACCTACGCATTCTCTAAGACCGACGAGGGGTTCAAGGCGCTGCTTGAGCATGAGAACGTGATCGTGCAAGCTATCGTAGCCGCACGGCTGGGCGTGAAGTCAACCATTGAGGAGACACGGACTGCTCGGTTCATTGGGATTGCAGACCGTGGCCTCATGCCAGTTCCCCTACGCTATTACGCTGCACACACCGGACGCTGGGGCGGCGACGACAAGCTGAACCTCCAGAACCTGCCACGCAAGTCACCGCTAAAGGTTGCAATTATCCCCCCCGATGGCCACGTAATCCTAGACTCAGACTCATCCCAGATCGAAGCCCGTACGCTAGCGTGGTTAGCTGGCCAAGATGATTTAGTGGATGCGTTTGACCGTGGGGAGGATGTATACAAAATCATGGCCTCTGCTATCTACGGCAAGCCAGCAGACGAGATTACCAAAGACGAACGCTTTGTGGGTAAGACCACAATTCTTGGTGCAGGGTACGGCATGGGTGCCGCGAAGTTTAAGCTGCAACTAAAGAACTTTGGCGTTGAAGTTGAGCTAGAAGAGGCCAAGCGCATCATTGATACCTACCGCGCTACCTACCCCGAAATCGTAAAGTTGTGGGCTACAGCTGGGAACATGCTCAAGGCAATACTACAGAACCAGCAAACTAGTTTTGGCCGGGGTAACTTGCTACAGGTCGATGGCTCCAGAGGAATCAGACTGCCCAACGGGCTGTACCTGAAGTACCCAAACCTGCGTCTTTCCATAGACGCTGAGAGCTACAAGACCGAAATCGTCTACGACACCAAGAAGGGCAAAGCAGTCATCCCCAACCGAATCTATGGTGGTAAGGTGATTGAGAACGTATGTCAGGCACTCGCTCGTATCGTGATCGGTGAGCAGATGCTAATGGTCGACAAGAAGTACCCCGTGGTGATAACGGTGCACGACGCTATTGCTGTCGTAGTGCCCACAGCCGAAGCTGAAATAGCCAAGGAGTACGTCGAGTTGTGTATGCGGCTACGTCCCTCATGGGCACCGGAGCTACCCTTAAATTGTGAAGCAGGATATGGAGACAGCTATGGAGAATGTTGACTTTAATCAACCCAACGCACGGAGCACCGACCCCGAAACTTCTCACGAGGCTGCTAAAGATGCTGCGTTTAGAGCAACCGAACATTGCGTACTCGCCTTAAAGATGTTGCACAGGTTTGGCCCCTTGACGGATTTTGAGCTTGCCTCTCGCACAGGGCTACAGCAAACGAGTATTGGTAAGCGCCGCAAAGATTGCCAAGACGCGGGGCTAGTAACCGGCTTATGTAAAGAAAACGGGGAAAAAGTTAAACGCCCCGCACCTTCAGGCAGCAGCGCGTTAGTATGGACGCTAACCGACAAAGGAAACACATGGCTAACATCATCTGGTCATTCAGTTCGCTGAAGACATTTCAACAGTGCCCACGCAAGTACTACCACGCCAAGATTGCACCGGACGCTGTACGTGACCCCGACACAACAGCTACACTTTACGGCAAGGCTGCGCATACGGTAGCAGAGGATTACATCAAGGACGGCACTCCTATCCCACCTCAGTTTGCGTACATGCAAGGGATGCTTAACCAGCTTAACGCTATCCCCGGCAAAAAGCTAGTTGAAGTGAAGCTGGGCCTGACCAAAGACTTAAAAGCGTGCGACTTTGATGCACCGGACGTGTGGTGGCATGGCATCGCCGACTTGGTTATTCTGGACGAGGGGAAAGGGCTTGCCCACTCCATCGACTACAAGACCAGCAAGAACGCACGGTACGCCGACGTAAAGCAGCTTGACCTAGTTGCTGCCGGAATTTTCGCCAAGTACCCTAGCATTGTTAGGGTAAAGTCAGCCCTCCTTTTCGTAGTGAGTAAGGAGTTCGTGAAGACTGAACACCACGTCGACATGAAAGAAGCGTACGTAGCTGCACCAGCTAAAGATGTTGCGCGTATTGAAGCAGCGATAAAGAGCGGGGTGTGGAACCCGATTAGTGGCCCACTGTGCAAGTTCTGTGCAGTGAAAGATTGTGAATATAACAAGAGCTGAGATGAACCAAATGACCAACGAAGAAACCGATACCGCCCTCATCCTTGAGAACGAACTGAAGCGCCGAGTGAATGAAGTCGTCGAGCGCGTAATTGTGAACACGGTGGGGAAAATCATTCACGAGGAACTGAACAAGTACAAGAACGAGATGCTGCTGGAGGTTGCTGTGGCAGTCGGCAAGATGCTACGATCTGTGGAGCAAGATGGACGCAAGCCCCTATGGGAAACCGACTTCCCAGTAGACATCAAACATGCAATAACGAAAGACGACCATGCCCTACGTAAATAAAGCCCGCCCTTACAAGAAGGAATATCAACAGCAGATCGAACGTGGGGAAGCCCCTACCCGTGCAGTGCGCCAGAAAGCACGAGACGAGATGGACGCTAAGGGTATTGACCGAACAGGTAAGGACATTGACCACGCCATTCCCCTAAGCAAAGGGGGCACCAACGCGCCGAGTAACTTGAAACTGAAAGCACCGAGCGCCAACCGTTCGTTCAGCCGCAACTCAGACCACACGGTCAAGGTCAACAAGCCGAAGAAGAGATGAACCTATGAACCTATCAGAATACGAATGGCCACGCCCACACGGGTTTTTCCCATTCGACCATCAGAAGACAACTGCACAATTTCTAATCTCAAACCGTAAAGCGTTCTGCTTCAATGAGCAGGGCACAGGCAAAACCGCATCGGTTATCTGGGCGGTGGATTACTTGATAAGCATCGGTGCAGTAAAGCGTGTGTTAGTGGTGTGCCCGTTGTCGATTATGAAGTCAGCATGGCAACAAGACCTGTTCAAGTTTGCTATCCATCGCACGGTATCCATTGCGTACGGTAGCGCAGCCAAACGTAAAGAGATCATTAGAGGCGGTGCCGAGTTTGTCGTCATCAACTTCGATGGCGTAGAGATTGTCAAGAACGAAATACTCGATGGCGGCTTTGACCTCATTGTGGTGGACGAGGCATCGGCGTACAAGAACGCACAGACCACACGCTGGAAAACCATGCGTACGCTATGCAAGTCCATCAAGGGTTTGTGGATGCTCACGGGTACGCCTGCGGCACAGTCTCCTGCAGATGCTTACGGATTGGCAAAGCTAGTAAACCCAACCGCCGTGTCTCCGTTTTTTGGCCAGTTCAAAGATACCGTGATGACCAAGGTGAGCATGTACCGCTGGCTCCCAAAGCCCGATGCTCAAGTAACCGTGCACCGCATACTCCAGCCCGCAATCAGGTTTGAGAAAGCCCAGTGTCTTGACCTCCCTCCGGTTACGTTCGTAGACCGTGACGCACCTCTTACCCCCCAGCAAAACAAGTACTACAAAATACTGAAGTCGCAGATGCTCATTGAGGCTGCGGGCGAAGAAGTGTCAGCGGTCAACGCTGCGGTGAAGATCAACAAGCTACTGCAAATTGCTTGCGGCGCTGTGTACACAGATGCCGGTGAAGTGATTGAGTTTGACGTAAGCAGTCGGCTAAACGTAGTGCAGGAAGTCATTGACGAGTCCAGCCACAAAGTCCTCGTGTTTGTTCCATTCACTCATACCATCGAGGTACTAGAGAAACATCTGACTGGCCAAGGCATTACTTGCGCGGTCATCAACGGCTCAGTGTCGGTCAACAAACGCTCTGATATTGTCAAAGACTTTCAAGAGACTAACACCGTAAAGGTCCTCATCATTCAACCGCAAGCAGCATCTCACGGGTTAACCCTGACTGCAGCCGATACCATCATCTGGTACGCTCCATGCACAAGTGTGGAGACCTACTTGCAAGCCAACGCCCGCATTGACCGACCCGGCCAGAAGAACAACATGACTATCGTGCACATCTCCGGTAGCCAAGTTGAGTCCAAGGTCTACTCCCTACTGCGGAACAACGTAGGCAACCATCAAAAAATTATTGACCTGTACAAGCAAGAAATTTTTTCTGAAAACATTTGACAATGTCTAATCTTGTGTTATAGTTCTTCTGTGGACCTTGGCTCCACACCTTCATTAACCGTTAGGAGTATTAGATGGACGAACCAGTCGCAGAGGGGAACTCTTCCCCAAATTTAGACAAGCTCACGGAAATCTACATCAAGATTCGTGATGCACGCGCAGGAGTAAAAGCTGAATTTGACGCACGAGACACTGTGCTGAAAGACCAGCTAGGGCTTTTAGAAGCCGAGATGCTAGACGCTTGTAAGGACTTAAATGCAAGTAGCATACGCACCCCACATGGCACGATCATTCGCTCAGTCAAGTCACGGTACTGGACGAACGATTGGGATTCGATGTACACCTTTATTGGAGAGCAAGGTGCATTTGGCCTGTTAGAGAAACGACTTCATCAGACAAACATGAAAGACTTTCTTGCTGAGAATCCAGACCTTCTGCCTATGGGCTTGAATGTCGAAAATGAGTACACCGTGGTAGTTAGACGTTCTAAAGGATAGATGAAATGACAGAACCGGAACTAAAAGCGCAAGCGTTGAGCTTCATCCTTCGCATATCGGAAAACTCAGTAGCGTTATCCGATGCGGATGGTGATGTGTATGTAGACAATCTGGAAAACATACTGAACGGCGCACAACAAATTTATGAATTTTTAGCAGGAAAAACCAAATGAGCAACATTACTGTTATTGACCAAGCACTGCCCGACTTCCTCCAAACTGGCGGAGTCAGCGAACTCACAAAGTCCCTCATGGGCAACACAGGCACAAGACGCATCGTGCCCAAAAACGGAATCTTCCGCAAGGAGATTGGCGGTAAGGAGATGGGTAAAGTTAAGGGCGACCTCAACATAGTCATCGTGAATTCATCGCCCAAGGTGGGCCGTATTTTTTATGCTAAGCAGTGGACTCCTGACGCTGACCCTACCCCTCCTGATTGCTTCTCCAATGATGGCCAAGCTCCAGACGCTGGTGCTGAGAATCCCCAGTCGGCACGTTGCGACACCTGTAGTCAGAACATCAAAGGTTCAGGTCAAGGCAATTCCAAATCTTGCCGCTACTCACGCCGAATTGCTATTCTGCTTGAGGATGATTTCGGCACCGCGTTGGAAGGCGAGGTGTACCAAATGAACTTGGCTTCTAAGTCTCTGTTCGGTGAGAGCCCTGCCGAGAACACCCATACGTTTGAGAACTACGTCAAGTATCTGGGCAACAACGGCAAGAGCCTTGATTGGTACATCACGCGTATGAGCTTCAACGAAGACAACGATAACGCATCGGTGCTTTTCACCCCCGTGGAGCATATCAAACGTAACCACTACGACGTGATTACTAAGGTAGGCAACACACCTGCGGTGCACAAGATGGTCACTATGACTCCTTACCAAGCCCAGACTAGCAAGGCACCAAGGTTGGCGCAAGCCGCAGCCCCAGTTAAGGTGGAAGCCGAAGAAGTCGCTGAGCCAGTCAAGCGCGAGAGCAAGAAGACGGAGGTGGCTACCCCTGTTAAACGCGACCTTGATGCAGTACTCAAGGCGTGGGGCGACGAGGAGTAACTATGAGCTATGGTTACAGCCAGAGTTTGGTGGAGGCTAATAAAAAAGCTAGCGCCAAGTCTCTGGGCGTAGCCTTGGGTCGTCTGTGTATTAAGCACGGTGTGGCTGTTAGTGAAGTGGCACAGGAGCTAGGTGTAAGTCGGGCCACCGTCTACAACTGGTTCTGGGGGGTAACTTCCCCTGCCCTTCACCTACATCCACGAGTTGTTGCGTACACACGCTATCTCAAGAACCGCAAACAAACATGACCGCCTTCAACCTACTTGACGCCGTACTGCCTACGAAAGGGCGCTACTGTGTGATGGGGATTGGACGTTATCCAGACCAAAAGTTTGTAGATACTAAGGAAGAGCTTAATGAGATAGCGGACAACTTTGTAAGTAGGAACATTGACGCGTATTTCGGCTGTGCCAAATATGGCCCGCTGAATAACAGGACGCACGACAACGCAACTTACTTCCGTGCGCTATGGATGGACATTGACTGCGGCCCCTCAAAGGCAGCACCGGACGAGAACGGCGTCATCAAGGGTTACATCGACCAAGTAGTGGGGCTCACTGAGTTCAAAAAGTTTTACACCGCTGTTGGCTTGCCTAAACCAATCCTAGTGAATTCCGGTTACGGGGTTCATGCTTACTGGCTAATTGAAGAAACGATCTCACGTAGAGAGTGGAAGCCTTTAGCTGACCGGCTACGAGAGCTTTGCAAGGAGCAAAGTTTTATTGTGGATTCTTCAGTATTTGAAGCATCCCGCATCCTGCGTATTCCCGGTACGTACAACTTCAAACAAGAGGAGCCGAAACTCGTAGAAGTAATAAACGAGCACAGCGCACGCATACCCTACGCGCAGTTGAAGGACATCCTTGGGGCGGCTGAGCCTAAGCCAGAGCGGCCTGACTTTGTGCCCAGTGCACTGAGCCCGATGATGGAAGCACTAATGGGTAACAGGATAAAGCGGTTCAAGACCATCATGCTCAAGTCGGTCAAGGGTGAGGGCTGCGCACAACTGCTGCACTGCTTTGAGAACCAAGCCGATATAGAGGAGCCACTGTGGCGTTCAGCCTTGTCCATTGCCTCCTTCTGTGTTGATAAGGACAGCGCGGTCCACAAGCTATCCAGTAACCATCCGGGTTACGACCCAATGGAGGTAGAACGCAAGGTAGACCAGATCATCAAGCACGGTGGCCCACATCGTTGTGAGACGTTTGAGAAGCTGAATCCTACGGGGTGCATTGATTGTGTACACAAAGGGAAGATTAAATCCCCTATTGTGCTGGGCATTGAGATAGAAGAAGCAACGGGCGACGATAACGAAATAGACGTAGAGACCGATGACGGGGTTGAGACAGTAACCATACCTGAGTACCCATTTCCTTTTTTCCGGGGCAAGAACGGTGGCATCTACCGTAAGCCGATGGAAGATGAGGAAGCAGACGCAGCACTAGTTTACGAACATGACTTCTATGCGGTAAAGCGCATGAGAGACCCTGAGATGGGAGAAGTGATTTTGTTTAGGCTGCACCTGCCCCACGATGGGGTAAGGGAGTTTGCTGTATCAACGTCGGCTATATCGTCTAAGGACGAGTTACGTAAAGCGTTAGCCCAACAGGGGGTGATGGCTCACCATAAGCAGTATGAAAATTTGGCCGTGTACGTGGTCACGTTTGTTAAGAACATGCAGTATTCAAAGAAGGCAGACATTATGAGAACACAATTTGGGTGGGTAGAGAACGACAGCAAGTTTGTTATGGGGGATAGAGAGATTACCAAGGACGGCGTGTTTTACAGCCCGCCGACTACAGCAACAGAGTTTTTTGCCAACAAGATTCACCCCAAGGGTGACTTTGACAAGTGGAAGGAAGTCTTCAACCTGTACAACCTGCCGGGTATGGAGCCCCATGCGTTTGCAGCACTCACAGCATTTGGCTCGCCCCTAATGAAGTTTACTGGTTTAGACGGTGCAATCCTCAACGTGATCTATGAGCTAGCAGGTTCAGGCAAGTCCACCATCTTGCGCATGTGCAACAGTGTGTATGGCCAGCCCAAAGAGTTAATGGCAATTGAGAAGGACACACTCAATGCGAAGATGCAGCAGCTAGGGGTTATGAACAACCTGCCTAACACCATCGACGAGATCACCAACATGTCTTCAAAGGACTTCTCGGACTTGGCTTACGGTATCAGCCACGGTCGAGGCAAGAACCGCATGACCGGCTCGGCTAACGCGCTGCGCCTGAACAACACCTCATGGCAGAACATGACCTTGGCATCATCCAACGCTAGCTTTCACGAGAAGCTGTCGCTGTTCAAGAGCACGCCGGATGGCGAGTCTGTGCGGCTAATGGAGTACAAGATTGAGCCCAACGACATCATCGGCGTAGCACGCGGCAAGGAGATGTTTGACCACCAACTGCAGGAGAACTATGGCCACGCGGGGGAGATTTACATTAGCTGGCTAGTGAACAACTTAGAAGAGGCTAAAGAGCTAGTTAAGAAGGTACAGGCCCGCATTGACAAGGAAGTTCAGTTTACTAGCCGAGAGCGTTTTTGGTCAGCGCAAGCAGCGTGCAACATTGCTGGTGGTCTGATTTCTCGAAGCCTTGGCCTACACGACTACAACATGGCTGCTGTATATACATGGCTCAAGGGTATGTTGTCTGAGATGCGCTACGATGTAAAGCCGCCAATATCCAACCCAGCAGCGGCGCTAGGTGAATTCATTAACTCACACATCCTCAACACGCTGGTAGTTAACGGCGAAGTAGACGCCCGAAGCAACTTGGTATCTATGCCAACCTTAGAGCCACGAGGAGAGTTGCTGATACGTTACGAGCCAGACACTAAGCACCTATATATTTCGGCCAAGAAGTTCAAGGACTTCTGCGTAGACCGACAGGTTAACTACAAAAACTTGTTGGCTAAGTTGACTGAAGCCGAGGTCTTCTTGGAGACTATGAACAAGCGCATGGCCAAGGGTATGCGGGTTGTATCCCCCGCCGTCCGAGTGCTCAAGTTTGATACGTCCAACTCTGAGTTCCTGCAAGTGGATACGCTACTGGCCAAAGATGAAGATCGAGACAGTCTCGTATCAGATTGACTGGTCTAAGTTTCACAAGGGGTACTCGTTTTTTGTACCCTGCGTTGACCATAAAGCAGCACGTTTGTCACTGCAGACAGTAACTAGGCGGCTCAAAATGGAGGTCATCACAAAAGTTGTGATTGTAGATGGCGTCAAGGGCTTGCGCATCTGGAGAGTCTGAGGTACAGTAGCTACGTTGTTCTCTCTCCTTGGTGGTTCACCCCACTTTACCCCCGGCTAATCACCGGGGGTTTTTTATGGGCGTTTGTTTTTGCGCTCAGCTTCCGTAGCTGCTTCCCTAGAACGCCGCAGTACCTCATCAAGGAACATGTTCTTCTCGGTAGGTATGACACCGCGATCAGATATAGCACGTTGTTCTTCGCGCTTTTCAAGCGAGTTCATAATCTCATCCGACAAGATGGCATTTTGAGGGTACTTCCCGTTGAACTTGTCTATCTCATCCAACGTAGCCTCAAATGTTTTGTCGTTCCCAGTCCTAAATGCTCGGTCTAGCTTGTCAATGATTAGATTGTGCTCGTTCATAACCTTCTGTTGCGCACCAAGAACCTTAAACGTAGCGTACTGAACATTGGCCAGAGTTTCTGGACGGAATCCAATTGACTGCCCAATCAGCATACCTGTAGTGAACGCATCCTTGGACATGATCTCCGTACCTTTGTTGTCCTTGGCACCTTCCGTAGCAAGTTCATGCGCAGTGATGAAGTTGCGGAAACCAGCAGGTGACCACTTCTTGACTGCCTTGGCGTAGTCGCCCTGCATAGCTGCATCGACACCATCTGCAATAGCCAAGGCCATGTTTGCCGATGGGCCAGCGTGCTCTAGTATCTTGGCCGTCAAGCTCTCCCGTATAGTTTTGTACTCCTTACTGTCCCGTGTGAACAGATTATTAAGCCCAGTACGGCTAGCTATATCCAGCCCAGTAAGCGCGTTTGCAAGTCCACGTGTCAAGATGTCAGATAGGGGCACACCACCAATTTCTGTTGGGCCAAGCCACTCGGCTAGACCAACGGTTGTCCACCACGCCTCAAAGTCCATAGACTTCATATCTTCAGGCCAGTCATCATCCTTCAGCTCGTTCCACGCCGCGCCCATTAAGCCCATGACCATGCTGAACATAGGTAAGCCAGCAGCACCTGCAAGCACAAACGTAGAACCCATAGTCCCGAAAAACTTATACGCAGCTTCTCCACGAGTGCGGCCATTCATGGGCTTAATCATCTCCTTGAAGTTGTTGACTAGGAACGATGCAACGTGCAATGGGTACATCTGAAACTGCGTCAGCACCTTACCAAACGAGCTTTTCATAAACACAGGACGCTCGCTCTGGCCATAGTTGCCTAGGGCTTCATTCGTGTCGTACGTAGCTCGAGTAACAGCCTTATCAAAGTTACCATGCTGCTGCATGTTCAACCGGAACGAGGTCAGAAACATTGCCTCTCTAGCCAAGCGCTCCGAGGAGTTCATCAAGCCGCCCATCACTAGAACGTCTACAGCACCAGTAGCAAACTTCATTTGCGGCGAACGAATCTTCTCCGTTGGCGTAGCTTTGGACTCGAACACAGCTGCAGCTTGCGTAGAGGAGAACAGACCCATCTCTGCTGCTGCCCTGTAGGCTTTACGTTCTGTATCAGTGGTATCTTTTGCGTACAGGATCGAAGGGGCCACCCAAGACTTAGACCCGTCCAAGTTGGTTTTGTACGAACCAAACTGAGTCCATACCTTGAGCATTCGCCCCATCTCCCGAGTGGCCTTGAACGTACCGTACTGAGCCAGCACCGGCATACCAGTCTGGAAAATGCTCAGAGGCTGCAACAAAGCAGACGACGCGCCACCCAAGTAATAGATGAACGCCATCTTGTTCAACGCACCAGCTACTGCAGTACCGGTGGTCTTAGTCTTTGGAGCTAGCTCAGAATCTACACGAGCACCCATCTCCGCCACAAACGGGTCGAGGGCGGTACGCCCACGGATAGATGCCTTTGCCGACATCAGGGAATTGCGCAGGAGTGGGGAGTATTTGACGCGGGCAAGCTGTGTGGCCATCCGAGCAGACGTGTGCGCAGTGTTTCGGAGCACATCGACGCGGAAGCCAGCCGTACCTTTACGGTGAATAAACTGCTGCCGAAAACTCTGATCGGGCATGGTCTCTAGAAACGCCTGATAGATAGCGTCTTTTAGTAGCTCTGCCGCTGCTGGATCACCAAAGTTTGTACTGTCAATTGCTTCAAATGTTTGGGTAAGCAGCTTACCTTGGCCTTGGCCATAGGGTTTCCTGCGCAGGTCGCCAATGCTGTCCCCTATTTCAAACTCACCATCTTCAATAAGTTCCGCGAGCTTGTCGTCAATGCGCTTGTTAAACGCTAGCTCGGACTCACCAGCATTTTTTGTGAAAGTGTCGGCGGCAAGCTCTCGCCGTTTTAATCGGTCTGTAGCAAACTGACGTGCTACGTTGTCACGCTCAGCCGCAGTCTCAGCCATGAAGAACACACGGGTATCACCTGAACCCATTGACCACCAGAAGTCACCTTCACGCACAAGCGGAAAGTATGGATTAATCCGACTGCCCTTCTCGAAGGTAGCCCGAATCTTCTTCATCAAGTTCTTCTTGTCATCATCGGAGATGTTCAAGCTGTCCACTTGGTCGTCGAGCAGTTTAGACAGGTATTTAGACAGCACCTCAAAGTGGTTGCGGATACGCTTGTAAATCTTCTGGCCATCGGCACCGAGGTCTTTCCAAGCCTTATCCAACTCATCATTGCGCTCGGCAGTATCAATAGTTGCTGGGTCTACTTCAACTAGCGTAGCTACAGCAGTTAGTTTCTCAAATTTACCACGCAGGGTTTCATCCGCACGGAAAGCGCGTTCGACTTCTTTAGTAAGTTCACCAGCAGAGTGCAGCAGCTGCTCAGTCATGCCGCCCATCTTCTGCAAAAGCTTGTTCGTGTTGCTCAACTCCGGTACGGCGTCACCTGCCCAGTTCACAAGGAAGCTAGTCGGCACCAGCTTAACAAGGAGCTTACGCTGCACTGCAGTCGCACGCTTCCAGATAGACCGCATAGCAGGAATGACCTTGCTTGGGTTCGTGGCCAACTGAAGTGCCGACACACCCTTAGCTGCTTCTTGCGCCTTAGCAGACTGTTCAAATTTGAACTTAGCCTTGGCCACAGCCTTGTCAATTTCATCCTGTGTACGTACAGTATTAGTGCGCACCTTTTCTTCTTCGGGAGTCAGGTCTTCTTCTTCGGTGCGGCTGAAGCGGATATCGTTGTTGGTCAGGCTGTACTCACCGTTGTTGCCGATGGCAGATTTGACTTGGTTGGGATCAAAAACAATAACCGTTATGTCGTCGATTACCCCATCGTACCCTTGTTTTTTAAGTTCTTGGACTGCCAACTTTCTAGCATTAGGGCCACGGTTTGCGCGCCTTGCAGCTTCATACTGTTTCATCGTAGCGGGGTTAGTCACACGGGCGTACAGAGGCATGACGTTGCCGCCTTCTCTATCTGCATACTTGTCTGATCGCCATGCGCCGGGCGCTAAAAATATAGGCTCCCCGTCGTTTTTGAACATCGAAAAGTTTTTATCAGTGCCGTGGTACACCACTAGCGGCTCACCCCTCTCACCCACCACCTTGCTGTCACCGAACCACGCGAGGAACTTGTCAGTGGCTTTGCGCATGAACCCCGGCTCGCCGCCCACTAAACGGTCAAGGCGCTGGCCTTCAACAAAGGCACGGGCAGGGAGAATGTAGTTGGCAATCAGCTCGTTGTTGGACAGCTTAACGTCGACGCCAAGCTTGCGTAGGAACCTGCGCACGGCTGCAATTGCCCGCTGCACTATGCCCATAGTGGGTTTGGTTTGCGCTAGGTAGGCTAGAACTTCCTCTGCAGCCTCGTATGCGTTTTTCTCTACGCTCAGGTCAAGCTTGTATTTCTTGGCAATCTCGGCTACCTTGTCTCCGTGGTACTTCCGCACCAGATCGAGGATAGGCTTTAGTTCAGCGCCAAACACGCCGCGCAGTCCGTAGTGGCCAAGCGACTCATGGAGCAAGGTTCTGACTGTCTCGGCAGAACTCTTCATCTGGTCAGCAAAGATGTAAACCTTGCCACCGTAGAACACACCAGCGGGAACGCCTTCAGCACCCCTAGCTTTAGCTTCTGCATCAGCTTTTTGCAGGGCTTCGGGTACAGCAGCGTCGTTGATATTGTCAGCAACTACCACCGTAGGAGCATTCTTCCATCGAGATGCTATTAAGTTCACGATTGACTGAACCCGGTCTTTGCCAATAGACGGAAGTGACTTTTTAGCACCAG